TCAGGAGTACGCTGGTCAGATTGATGAAATTAGGCAAAAAACCTCAAAAATGTCTCTGACCGAGACGGATGAAAATCGTGGACAAACTGTTGAGGCTCTCGTTGAACAAAATCGACTTGTTGATGAGCAAGCCAGAAAGGTTGGTAAGCTGAAGAACCAGATCGACGATTTGAATGCATCGCGTGGAAAACCGGGTATTAACAGCGAGAACGATGCAGAAATCCTAAGAGCGATAGCTATTGTTACGGATCAACTCGCTGTTGAAGAGGGAAAATTAAATGACATGCGAGATAAATCTCGCGGCATACAGCAGGCTCTCGAAGAAATTGAGCGACGTCGTAATGATTTAATACGCGAACAAGCCTGGCGACAGAATGCGGTATATCAGTCGATGATCATGATGAATGGTCAGCATACTGAATTTAACCGTCTGCTGGGTCTGGGAAATCAGCTATTAATGGCCCGGCAAGGGCTGGCTAACGTCCCGCTCAGACTCCCTCAGGCCGACCTCGACAAAAAGCAAACTGATGCTCTCGAAAAGAGTCGCCGGGATCTGGAGTTGTCACGCCATAAGGGTGAGGCCAAAGAGCGCCTGCGTCTGAGTTATGCAGCCGATGACCTGGGGTTAACCAGTGATCCGCAATTCCAGACAGGCCGTCAGGAGTTGATTAATAACGGTCTTGCTGAATGGCGGAATAATGAGGCCAACAAACCTAAGGCGAAGGGCGGTAAAACCGAAGGCGAGAAAACCGAGGATGTGTATAAGCGCCTTATCAAGCAGCAAAAAGAGCAGATTGCCCTGCAAGGCCAGAATACTGAACTGGCGAAGGCTAAATACCAGGTCAGCCAGGGCGAACTTGCTTCTCTGACAGAAGCCCAGAAAAAGACGGTATTGCAGAATGCTGCGCTGATTGACCAGGTTAAATTACGTGAGCAACTGCGAAATTACGAAGCCAACCTTGCTGACAGTAACGCCAGCGCCCGCGCAGCCAATGAAGCGCAACTGCTGGGCTACGGGCAGGGAACCAGGTTCCGTGAAAGACTTCAGGAGCAGTTCAATCTGCGTAAGGAGTTTGAGCAGAAGAATACCGATCTTCTCCGCCAGCGTCAGGCTGGTGAAATCGACGAGACGTTCTATCAGCAGGGACTGGCACTTAATAAGCGCTATCTCGAAGAGCGCCTGCGCGACCAGGAGGGATATTACGCCGCTTCTGATGCGCAGCGTGACGACTGGATGACGGGACTGTCTGAGGGTTATGCGAACTGGGTGGACGAAGCTACTGATTATTCTTCCATGGCCGCTGACGGCATGAAGCAGGCCATGGGTGGCGCGGTCACCACGATCACCGACATGCTCAATGGCAACGTTGACAGCTGGAAGGACTGGGGCGTGAGCGTACTGAAGATTATCCAGAACGTTCTGGTGAACATGGCTGTTGCTAATGGCGTCAGCTCAATTGGATCACTGTTCAGTTTTGGTGCCTCGTCAGCCGCAACCGCCAGCAGCGGTACCGCTATTCAGAATGCTGGCGCGAACTTTACCTTTAATGCGAAGGGTAATGTTTACGACTCTCAGTCCCTGAGCGCTTACAGCAATGGCGTTTTCCAGACGCCTCAGCTGTTTGCTTTTGCCAAAGGCGCAGGGGTTTTTGCCGAGGCTGGTCCGGAAGCCATTATGCCGCTTACGCGCGCCGCTGATGGTTCGCTGGGCGTTCGGGCAGTTGGTACTCCGCAGGTCTCCGGCGGTGTGCCTTCAGTTAACTTCGGCGATATCAATATTCAGGGTGGATCACCACAGGCAGCCAGTCAGGGAACCGCCGGAGCAGCAGGCAGGCAGCTTAAGGATGCCATCACTGGTGTCATTAACGAACAGGCCAGCATGCCGGGCTCGCCTCTGTGGCGATTAATCAAGGGAGTTTAACCATGGCAGTCGAAACCTTCAGCTGGTGCCCAAAGGTTACCTCTCAGGTTGATACAAGTTTTCGTACCCGAAAGGCGCAGTTTGGCGATGGCTATACACAGGTGGCCGGGGACGGCATCAACCCGGTAACACCTCAGTGGAGCGTGAGCTTTACCGGCGATGAGGCTTACATTCAGGCCATTAAAAACTTTCTGAACAGACATGCAGGGTGGAAGTCATTTATCTGGAAGCCACCGCTTGAGCCTTCAGGTTTATGGCGCGCGGAATCCTTCCAGATATCTACCCACGGCAACAAAAAATACACCCTCAGCAGCACATTCATACAGGCATACCATCCATGAGTATTTCATCTGATGTCCAGAAACTGGAACCGGGTAAGCGCGTCCGCCTGATCGAGGTGGACGGCTCAGCGTTCGGTGCGGGTATTCTTCGCTTTCACAACGAGACAATCCCGCATACCGAGGCGGAAATCATCGCCGCAGGCGGCGACGAGTCAAAACTTGAGCCGAAGTCGGTGTGGTGGCAGGGGCAGGAGTATGGCGCGTGGCCGTATGAACTGACCGGCATATCTGTAAGCAGTGACGGCCAGAGTTCACGGCCGTCACTCACTGTTGCAAACATCAGCGGTACGATTGGCGCGCTGTGCCGCAGGTTTCAGGGGATGGCTAAAGCAAAGGTGATCATCCATGACACCTTCGCTCACTACCTGGACGCAAGAAATTTTCCTGGCGGGAACCCGACTGCGAATCCCAACGAGGAGCGCAAACAGGTTTATTACATCGACCGTAAATCAGGGTCAGACGATGAAACCGTAGAGTTTGAGCTTTCAAGTCCAGCCGATTTGCGAGGGCAACTCATTCCGACCCGGCAAATTCAGCCAATGTGCACGTGGTGCATGCGGGGCTGGTACAAAACCGGGAACGGCTGCACCTACGCCGGGCAAAACGGCTGGTTCGATAAAGACGGCAATCGGGTGGACGATCCTTCACAGGATGTTTGCTCCGGATTGCTGTCAACGGGCTGTACACCTCGCTTCGGAGAGAATGAACAGCTGGATTATGGCGGGTTCCCCGGCTCTTCACTTCTGAGAGGATAATCATGCGCGACAAAACAGTTAGCGCCATTCTGGCGCATGCCGCCGCATCCTTCCCCGAGGAGTGCTGTGGCGTGGTTATTCAGAAGGGGCGGGTGGAGAAATACATCCCCTGCAAAAATAATGCTGAGTCGCCGACTGAGCAATTTGAACTTAATCCTGAGGATTATGCGGCCGCTGAAGAGCAGGGCACTGTGGTGGCGATCGTCCACAGCCATCCCGGCGACGGGGCAACAACTCAGCCGAGCGAGCTCGACATGCTGATGTGTGATGCCACGGAACTGCCCTGGATTATTGCATCGTGGCCGGAGGGCGACATTCGCACCGTCATGCCTCGCGGAGACCGCCCCCTTACAGGGCGCCAGTTTGTACTCGGGTATGCAGACTGCTGGTCTCTCATCATGGACTATTTCCGCATCGAGCACGGCATTGAACTGCCCAACTACAGCGTAGATCGCCACTGGTGGGAGCAGGGCGAAAACCTCTATATGGATAACTGGCAGGAATGCGGTTTCCGTGAGTACGACGGTCCCGCTCAGCCAGGTGACATGGTTATCATGCAGGTTCAGTCCACCGTCCCAAACCATGCCGGGATTTTGCTTGATGGCAACATGCTACTGCATCACATGTATGGCCAGCTAAGCCAGCGTATTCCCTACGGTGGCTATTACCGTGACCGTACCATCAAAATTCTGCGTTATAAGGATTTGATGTAATGGAAAGAAAAACCGTTATCAAACTCAGCGGCTCAATGGCTCAGCGATTTGGCAGGACACATCGCCGTGCACTAACGTCCGCCAGCGAAGTTTTCAGGGCGCTTTCTAACACCATTGATGGATTTGATTCCTACCTGCGCGAGACCAGAGCGAAAGGGCTGGACTTTGTCATCTTCCGAAACCAAATAAACATAGGCAAGGAAGAGTTTGATCTTCTTGGGCCTGGTGATGAGCTCCGCATTATCCCTGTCATACGCGGTAGTAAAAGGGCGGGGCTCTTTCAAATTGTTACTGCCGCCGCAATTGCGGCCTTTACCTGGTGGAACCCAATAGGATGGGCAGCAAGCACACAAATGGCACTATATGCCGCAGCTGGTTCTATGGCCGTTGGCGGTGTAGTGCAGATGCTCTCTCCTCAGGTTTCAGGTCTGCGAATGCGTCAGGAACCTGATAACAAACCCTCCTATGCGTTTGGTGGTCCCGTTAACACGACGGCATCTGGCAATCCCGTCCCCCTGCTTTATGGGCAACGGGAAATTGGCGGTGCCATTATATCCGCCGGGGTTTATGCAGAAGATCAGCAATAAGCCTCATCCCTGAGGCCGGAGAGATGTTATGGATAAACAGCTATTTTTACAGCGGTACAGCCTGGCCACTGATGATTTCAGAGTTCAGCCGTTTTGTGGTTTTCACGAGACTATCAAACATTGTTTCAAGCGAGAGCCAGGCATCTTGGATGCCATTCCCGTAAGCCTGGAAATAGATACAGAATCTGTGCCCGGTCAACTTGTTCCCGTCGGGGGTGATGTAGTCCGTTATGAGGGGGCTGATGCGGAAGGAGCCTTTTCTAAAATCGGACCTTTCTATCTGAAGGTATATCGATAATTTATCGTAAACCCATATGATTGCTTCTTTGTTTGCATTCATTTCTATCTGTCGAAGGAAAAATTCGAAGCGGCCTGTTATTCCATGTGTACACCTGAATAAGGCTGCTGATGGATCATCCTTAGGTTCTCCAGAGAGCATACAGTCAGTGCTTTCCAGGGCACTTCCTGGACCGTTTATCCATCTAATAAAATCGTAAAAATTTTGTACCGATATTTGGTCTGCGTGCTCTACAAAGTCTTCTAAATGTGTAGTGATGAGTTCGGGGTGCTCTCTAAAATTATAGTATTTCCCCGCTTTATACTGATGTCCTTCGGTTGCACCCCATGGTTGGGAACGTCTTCCGGATTCCGTTATTTCAAAGGATGACACGACAATCATTTCACTTTCCTTAACCTATTTGATCCAGACGAAAGTTTTATTTAGTAACTACAGCAAAGTACCAACATACCCAGGCTGTAAGGAATCAACATCCTGATATTCAAACAGTAGCCACCTTAAGGTGGCTTTTTTATGGGCGAAATATGACAACGACGATCATCAAAGGCCGCGGTAAAGGTGGCAGCAATCAGACCCGAACACCCGTTGAAGCACCGGACAGCATTCAGTCTATTGCAAGGGCAAAGGTGTTGATTGCTCTTGGAGAGGGTGAGTTCGCTGGCGGGCTTGATGGTAAAAACATTTTTCTTGGTGACTCATCTTCGTACACGCCTCTTCAGAACGCCGACGGAGTTATAACTTCAATAATGTGAAATATGAGTTCCGTTCCGGTACTCAGGACCAGGACTACATTCAGGGCTTCCCCGGCATTGAAAACGAACTTCAGGTTTCATATGAGCTGAAACAGGCTGTGCCGTACGTGCGCGCGGTATCCAACACGCAGCTCTCTGCGCTGCGAATTCGCCTGGGATGGCCAACTCTTTTACTCCAGAAAAACAACGGTGATAAAGTCGGCACCCGCGTCGAGTATGCTATCGATCTGTCGGTCGATGGCGGGCCGTATGAAACGGTGGTTAACGGTGCGGTCGATGACAAAACCACGTCGCTTTATGAGCGCAGTCACCGCGTTAACCTTCCAAAAGCCTCGACTGGATGGCAGTTGCGGGTTCGCAGAATCACGCCGGATTCCACGAGCGTGAATATCGTCGACACCATGCGCGTTGTGGCCGTTACTGAAATTATTGACGCCAAACTTCGCTACGTTAACACAGCTCTGCTGTATGTGGAGTTTGACGCAAAGCAGTTCCCCAATGGCATCCCTCAGGTTGTGTGCAATCCGAAAGGGCGAATCATCCGTGTACCTGATACTTATGATCCCGAAACCCGCACTTATTCTGGTACATGGGAGGGCGTATTTAAATGGGCGTGGACGGATAACCCTGCCTGGATTTATTACGACATCATTCTGAACGAGCGCTTCGGGCTGGGTCAAAGAATCGATGCGACTCAGATAGACAAATGGGAACTTTATCGCATCGCCCAGTATTGCGATCAACTGGTACCAGACGGCAAGGGCGGCAGCGGGACGGAGCCTCGTTTTCGTTGCAACGTTTATATCCAGGACCGTAATGACGCCTGGACCGTACTTCGTGATCTGGCGGGTATATTTCGCGGCATGACGTACTGGGGTGACAATAAGATGTATGTCCTGGCTGATATGCCCCGCGATGTGTGGCATATCTATAACCACGCCAGCGTTGTTGAGGGTAAATTTACCTTTGCGGACCCGAGTGAAACCACCCGAAACACTGCCGCGCTGGTGAACTGGTCTGACCCAGCTAACCACTACAAAGACACGCCTGAGCCTGTTTACGATAACGATCTGGCCATGCGCTTCGATTATCGTCAGCTCGAAATGACTGCGATCGGCTGCACCAGGCAGTCAGAGGCAAACCGGCGGGGGCGCTGGGCGCTGCTTACCAACGGTATCGGCGAGGTGGTGACCTTCAGCACGGGCATGGACGTTCCCCCTGTTGGTGAGGTGATCGGCGTGGCTGCTAACGAGCTGGCCGGAAGAACTATCGGCGGCAGGGTGAGCGCGGTTAACGGCCGCAACATAACCCTCGATCGCGCCGCTGATGTGAAAGCCGGTAACAGGCTGTTTTTGAATCTTCCATCAGGCACAGCTCAGGCCAGAACCGTCCAGGCCGTTAACGGAAACACAGTCACTGTCACCACACCCTACAGCGAAACGCCGGAGGCTGAATGTAACTGGGGCGTGGACTCTGACGATCTGTTTATAGCGCTTTTCCGTGTTACGGGAACGCGGGACAACAACGACGGTACTTTCGAGGTCACCGGGACGACTTACAACCCTGATATCTATTCCGCTGTTGATACCGGCGCAAGACTGGACGAGCGGCCAGTCAGTGTCATTCCACCGGGGGTTCAGGCTCCCCCAGGAAATATTGTCGTAGACAGTTACTCTACGGTTAACCAGAACATTGCGATTACCACTATGCGCGTTGCCTGGGATTCTGTTCAGGGTGCAGTTGCGTACGAGGCGGAATGGCGGCGTGACAGCGGCAACTGGGTAAGCGTTCCCCGAACGTCTTCTCTCGGCTTTGAAGTACAGGGTATCTACTCGGGTCGCTATCTGGTCCGCGTCAGGGCGGTGAACGCCAGCGACGTTTCATCAGTATGGGCGACATCATCAGAAGTAAATCTTACGGGTAAAGTGGGCAATCCGCCGAAACCGGTCGGCTTCACCGCTTCTGATAATGTGGTTTTCGGTATCGAGCTGAACTGGGGATTCCCGGCGAACAACGACGACACGCTGAAGACGGAAATTCAGTACAGCCCGACCGGGACGGAAGACGATGCGATGCTGCTGGCAGACGTACCCTATCCGCAGCGCAAGTATCAGCAGATGGGCCTTAAGGCAGGGCAAATTTTCTGGTCCCGCGCGCAGCTGGTGGACCGCAGCGGAAACGAATCAGGGTACACAGACTTTGTGCGCGGGCAGGCCAGCATTGATGTATCCGATATCACCGATGCAATCCTGGAGGAGATTAAAGAGACTGATACGTTCAAAGACCTGATCGAGAGCGCGGTGGAGAGCAGTGAAAAGTTCGCAGAACTGGCTGATGCAATCAAAGAGAACGCAGACGGCCTTGCTGCTGCGGTTGGCTCGAACAAGCAGACCGCTGAAGCAATCATCGGGAACGCGCTGGCTATTGCCGATGTTGTCGTGCGC